TAAACAAAAGATTTCGTTTTCCCATTATATCCAGAGTAATCGGATCGATTCACACAAATACGCTTTTGAACGCTTTTATACGTTTTGCATGCCTCGTTATATCGATTATACATCATGGAGTATAATGTCTTCGGATTCTCTGAATTTTCCCCCTTTGGGACGACATTTCCAATAGAGGTAATTTGATTCGTTAGATCCTTTACATACTCAAAATAAATAAATCCGATTAACATTTCTTTCATGCCCTCGGAGTAAATTATCTCTAAATTATAGTCGATTTCGAACGGATCGAAAATATCTGTAAATCGCTGCTCGGTCGGAATTCCTCCTCCGAGATTTATGTCCGCCATAAATTCCCCATAAAGATCGGCGCCGAGTAATTGAACGAGATATTTTTTCTCGTATTTATCGATGTAATCTTGTAATCCGGGATCGGTGTACATTCCACGATGGACCTCATATTTTCCCGTACTAAAATCGTTTAGAGAGACAATCATTTATTTAAGTTTTGCGGATCCTTTTTTAATCAAAATACCGGCGATTTCCCCGGAAACTTTATACTCTCCTCCTTTTTTGAGATGAGCGCTTTTCCCGGTCCCCTCGATTACGTATTCTTTACGTGGATCGAGGATTAATTCCTCCGCCTTTTTAGTCGGCTTTTTTGTCTCCGATGTCGGTTTTTTCTCTGCCATTTTCTTGTTATTTAAGAAAGGGGAGAGATAATTCCCTCCCCTGCTCTGTTAATTATTAGATCGTTTCGAGAGCCGCTTTCGCCGTTGCGAAAACTCCTTTTACAAATGCTCCGTAATGATTCGATTTTACGTAATGACACGCCCTCGCCTCACATAAAACCGTCATTAGGTTTTTAGTGAAATCGTCGTTAACGTATCCGACTTGAATATTCATCTCCTCGCGCATTCTCAAATTTGAACGAGTGAAATCCCCCACAAGGAAAGATCCGGCAGTAACTCCCGGATTTTCTACGACCGGAATACCTTTTACTCGAGTAATTCCATCCGGACCCTCGATAAACATCGGATAAGTATAAATCCCGTCCGTTCCTTTCGTTAATTGCATAGCGGCGCAATCCTCTGGATTTAAGAGGACATAATTCGCGGAAAAATTCGCGTTTGCGATTTGAGCCATGGCCACGCGTAATACATCTGAATTATTCGCATTTTGAATAGTTCCTGCGAAAGATCCGGCAGCGAACGTTATCGCATTTAAATCGATTCCGGCGAGATTATCTCCGAGACCATCTCCGTAAAGGATTTGAGAATCGAGTTTTAATTCCACAAGTTCCATTAATTCCGAATTAATTTCCCCCATCATGAAAGGAATGTCGTCGACCATTTCTTTCGATACTTTGATCCATGCCGACACCTTTCTAACCTCACAATTTGCCTCGACTAAATCGTAATCGTTTTGAGTTTTTAAAGCCCCCTCCGCGGTCATTCCTGCCGCTCCCGGATCTGGATTTTTTTGCTCGATCCATGTTACATAACGAGATGTAGTCCCGGCAACATTAACAAGTTGGCGCATGAATGGACGGCGACGAACGATTCTCGTTAATCCCGGCTCCAAAGATGAAAGTCCGACAACCCCTCCGGAATAATTCCCGGTAATAGTCATCGTATCCGCCGCTTTTACGTCTAATTTAAGGACTCCTCCTTTTTCTCGAATTTCGAGGATTTGATCTTTTGCCTCTTTATAAGCGGCTCCGATCGCCTCTCCAATAGATTTAAATCGAGTCGTTTTTTCGGCTCTTTTTTCCTCTTTCAATCCCTCGATTAATCCCTCAATTTTGGCGATTTGAGATTTAACGGCCTCCATAGATTCCGCATTTTTCTCTTTCCCCTCTGCTGATTTTTCGATTATTCCTTTTACGGATGAGAGATCCTCTTTTAACGATGCAATTTCCTCGCTTTTTGCGAATCCTTGCGTTTTTTCTGCGATTCTTGCCTCGATGGCCTCGATCGCCTTTTCTGGTGTCATGTGTTCCATGATTTTTTTAAATTTTAATGTTTGTTATTACTTTGTTCCAATCAAAAGGCGACTTTTCGACTGACTCCGATTTCAGAGCATTTTTATTAAATGGCTCCGTTTTCACGAGATCGAAAAATCTGGCGTTCAAAAATTTTAATTTCATTTCGAGAGAATGTAATCTCTCATCGGTCCCCTTTCCACTCGAAAGAGATTTCCCGATAATATTTATTTCGTCGTGTATTTTTTGGGCGATCGATTCGACTCCCTCACTTTTCGCGACATCCACGACATTCGTAAATTCATTGGCTCCAAAGGTTACGGCGGAGCCCTCGAATAAAGCGACCTCGTTTATTTCGTAATACCCTCCTGCCTCGAGATTCATGTCCTCGACAAATTTAATTTTATCTTTAATATATCGAAAACCGATCGAGTGCTCCCGGATAATTTCGTCTTTGTAATCTGCGAGGGCGTCCATTCCGTCGGATGAGTTCGATAATTGAGCCACCGCGTATAAACCTTTCTCGTCCTCTCGTAATTCTAAAAATTTACCGATTGGTTTTTCCCAATTATGAAACCGGAGAAAAGCGATTTTTCTATTTGAGGAGGAGCCCGGACCTCTCTCGAGAATCGATTTTTTAAAAGCCCCTCTCCGGATAATATCGGAATCCGAATCCATTTTATCGAATGCCGACAAATACATCGAGACTTTTCGAGATCCCTCGTCCAGATCTTTTAGAGCAAAGATCCCCATGTCCTGCGTTTTAATGGAGTAGGAGTTTATTATTTTATCCATTTGCACTATTTTAGTGTGTTACGACAAAAATAATTAAATTTGTCTTATAAAACATAATTTCGATGGAATACAATTTTAACCCCTCTTTTTGGCGCTCATTCTTTGGATTTGATTTCCTTAATAATAATAATCGATACATCGACCAATGGCGCCACTTGAATGCAGGGACACAAAACAGAATTTGGGGACAAAAAACTGCGATCTGGATCGATACGACGGATGCTTATAAACATTACATCGAGATCCCCGAATTAAGGGCGGTAATCGATCGACGCGCAAACATGTGTGCCTCGGCGATTCCTTGTCTTTATGATAAAGAGGGAAACAGAATCGACTCGCACTGGCTGCTCGATTTAATCAAAAAACCGAATCCTACTCAATCGTGGAGCGATGTAATTTATTCTCTTTCCGTAAACGACGCCCTCTGGAGTTCCTCGTTCGCTTATTGTCCGAAACGATCTTTTGAGATTCGAAATTTACTCGTTCCTCTGCCATCCGATAAAATAAAAATACAATTATCCGGGAGGAGTTTAAAGCAAATGGAGAAAGGAGGATTAATCGATTATTATCAATTTTGCCCCGGAGATGAGGAGGAAAAAATCGAGATCGACGACATGATTTATTTAAGCACGACGGATGGAATAAATATCGTTAATCCGTCCTCGAGGATCGAGTCTTTAAAATATCCCCTTTCAAATATTCGGGCCTTATATCATAAAAGAAATGTCCTCCTCGAAAATATTGGCGCGATCGGAATTCTCTCCGCAAGAAACAACGAGATGGGGGGAGCAATCCCGATGGATCCGGAGGAAAAAAAAGAGATCCAACAAGATTGGTTCAGACGTTCCAAAGATGAGTTAATTATTACGGAAAGCGACGTACAATGGAATCCGATGTCCTTTCCGACCAAAGATTTAATGTTGTATGAGGAATTAACCGCCGACAAGATGGCCTTAATCGATGCATTCGGCTTGAATGTATATTTATTTTCGCAAGAAAAGGGATCGACCTTTTCAAATGTCCGGGACGGTGTCCGAATGGCTTATACTGATACAATAATCCCAGAGACTCAACAGATTTACGATTCAATCCTCCAACAAATGGGCCTTTCAAACGAATACAGATTAATCGCGGATTTTAGCCATATCGCGGTATTGCAATCGGATGAGAATTCGTCGGCTCAAACAATGAATAGCAAAGCGGATGCGATTAATAAAATTATCGCCGCCGGAGTCAATCTTTCCGAGGATGAGATCCGGGACATTCTGGGTCTTACTGACGGAGATTTTTAAACATCCCCTGCATGAACATTGCGAGCCCGGAGATACAATCGGGGGCGTCATCGTGCTTATTTTTCCCCTCTTTGGAATAGGAGGAGAGATTTTCCATAAATTGATAATAATTCGGATCCTTTCTCTCGACGAATGACATCGTATTTAATATAAATGCCGAATTCATTATAATACGGGTATTTTTATTCGTTTTATTGTGGATCGGGAGGATTTTCGTTTTAGTGAGAGATCGGAGATTTCGGGCGAACATGGCCCCCATCGCATTCGATTCGACTCGACAATATTTAACGTCCCATTTATCGAGCATGGCGGCACATTTTGGGATCGTTATATCCGTATTATCTCGGGAAAATAAAGTCTCTAAAATATAAACTCGATCCCCGATAATTCCTCCGATCGATAATGCGAGATAATCTTTTCCCTCATCCGCCACGTCAATATACCCGACCGACCCCTCCAATTTATCCGAGATCTTTTTAAATTCCTCCTCCGAAATAATATCAATTCCGGAAAATAATCGACCCTCGAGATCGATCGGTTCTTGTTGATATTCTGCGAGCCATATTTCCCGGGGGAGTCTTTCTCTTTTTTTAATATATTCCTCCGAGGTCATTACATCCCCGCAAAAGGATTGATCCTCCGAATTTAGAGCGGGAACAATTATCGATTTATCATAAATCCCGGAATCGATATTCCTCCCGATCACGTCATTAATGGACCATCTCGTCCCGATGTCTATAACCTTACACCCCGACTCGAGTCTGGAGTCATGTGTCGCCTCTTTCCATTGTATTATACGATCGTTGATCGTGTCCGATAAAGCATCCTCGAGCCCTCTATAAAGGTCGTCGGTAATGGCTATTTTTGAGGCCCCGAATCCGATAATTGATCCCCCGACTCCTGCTCCGAAATAACTTACCATCTTTGCGGAGTTCGTATTCCATCCGTTCAAATTTGATTTATCCTCCGATAAATGTATTTTGCTGAATATCTCCCGGAATCGATCGGATTTAAAAATATTCCTAACGTCATAGGAAAATTTTAAATATAGAGTCGCGGTGCATGTATTTCGCATGATTGACTCCCTCGGATGTTTACCGAGAGTCCATGCACAAAAAAGAGAGGTCATATACGATTTTCCGGCCCTCGGAGGCAAAGAAACGGAAAGAGAATTTATTTTCCCCTCCTCGATTTCTTGAAAAGCCCGGGCGATCTCTCGGAGAAATTCTCTCCTCTCGAAAAATTCGGGATCATAAAAGAGGCAAAATTCCCAGAAATCCCGCCGGCTTAATTCCCTCAATAAAGCCCCCTCGGTTTTTTCTTTTATTCCTTTCATTCATCCCCTTTGTCTTTCCCGAGTAATTCCCGGATCTCATCCGTTGACATTTCCGATAAATCCGGTTCGCGGTCTTTAAATTCGATCTCCGATCTTTCCACGTATCCCCTGCGCTTTCCTTTTGTCTTTAAATAAAAGATTATCGAGGCGACATTTCCCTCGTTCATCTGTTCGTGTAATTTACTTTCGGCGAAATCGAGGGCGACATCCGAGAGATCATTTACGGCCTTGTTGTATTCCGGATCCGTATTCATCCATTCGTAATGCGTGGAACGATGTATCCCGGCTTTTTTCGCCGCAGTCGAAACTACTCCGAGAGATTTCTCGAGAGCATCGAGCATGTCGGCCTTATTCTTTTTTAATATGTCGGTTTTGTCGGATTTCATGAGTTAATAATATACGATAAAAATTCCTTTCGGGCTGCTTGATCCTCTTTAAAAATTCCGGATAATTTCGAGGTCGTCGTCCATGTGTCGTGCTTTTTTACCCCTCTCATACACATACAAAGATGTTGAGCCCTCAAAAATACGGCCACGC